CAAGACGCCGCCTTGTGTTTTACCCTTCCCTCTATAAGGAAGGATAAGAATTCTCCAGCCCGAGGGCATCGGTAAACGCTCCATGGAGCTTTGATCAAGTTTAGTTGGATCCAAAACCTTTTCTTCAGGCTTTGTGTAAGCTTTGTCCAAGGAGATTACTTTTGCGGTTTTGTCTTGTTTGGTCATTTACGAAGATCCATATCCTATTACTCCTGTTTGTCAAGGATTTGCCTTAATTCCGCGCCCACATAATCCAAAGACTCCAAAGAACCCACCAATCGGGAATACTCTTCCATATTACTAGGAGATCCGGATTCCAACATATGTGTAATTCGGTCTCGGCGCTCTTTTATAACCTTCAAAAGGTGCTGCGCTAAATAAACTTCCTCCATTATTTAGTAAGGCCTTTATACTTTTCCCAGGTACGTAAGCCGCCTAATCCTAGCATTCCAAGAAGAACCGGCATCATGGTGCTCATATCAAGACCTGGAAGATCAATTAGATGACCTGTTTGCGCCAGGACAAACTGCGCTATGGGCTGTAAGATATACGTCCAACATAGTGCGATTCCACACGTCCAACCGATAAAGGGTCTCCACCCAGCAATAAAAACATTTCTACTTTTGGCTTCTTCTTTGTTTACCTCTAACTGAGCAAGATCAATGTTGGCTAAATGTTGAGTAAGCTGAGACTCAATTTCCCGTTTGGCCTGTTCAGCCTTCTCCTTGTCCGGGAAAAACCTATCTAAAACATCCCCTACTAGGGGGATTAAAGCGGGAATTAAAGCAGCAAGCATCAACTAACTCTTTTCTTTGCTGAATAGATCTCTTAATTTATTGCAATACATCCACAAAGCTGAGATCTGTTTTTCATGCATATCTGTCTCAGCCCTTAGTTTCGTCGTCTCTACGTAAGTATCTCGTTTGGTAATATCATCAACATCCTTACGCAGTTCCTTGACCGAAGCCCACAATTTAACGGCTACGACAACAATGCCAACAAGCGCAATGATTTGATGCCAATAGTCGCGAATCAGAGATTCCATGGTAAGTCACTACATGCCCCCCTAATAAACGCCCTTTTCCTTTAGGATAAAGGCAAGAACGGCAACAACTATACTGCCTACAATCACATATGGTTGATCAATCAAAATACCTGCACCGCTTACCGCAATGGCTATCGCAGCATAAGTCGAGGGCTCTTTAATACGTCCCATAAACCATTTAGGCATGTTTCATCTCCTGACTAATAAGTAAAAGTTCCACCCCGAAGCATGGCACCCATACCACCCTTTGAAATAGTTCCCTTTTTAGATGTGCCATTAGCAACCTGTGGCGTAGAAACAACTTTAGGCCCATGGTAAGGAACCTTTCCTTGATCCTTAATAATCATGCCCTTAGTAATTGGACCCACAGGAGAGCCTTTTTTATCCAAACCCATAATAATCTCCTACTTCGACCTTAGTTTCATAATCTCACGTTCTCTAGCAGCATCTATGCGAGCATCCACGATTCCCTCGTTGGATTGAATGCGTTTATTGCCCAAAGTTACTGTGTTAGCACTTTTCTGCTTATCTAGTTCAAGCTTCTGCAAATCAATATTTGTATCTTGCTGATCTTTGCGAGCCTTGATTTCCAGATCCTGTGCTTTCAGCGCAATTAAGGGGTCTTCTTGTCCCTGTCCCATTAATTGAGCACTGACTTGCTTAACTTCCTGCATTCCTTGAGAAATTAAATCCGCGACCATGGCCTCAATTTGCATAAACTGCTCTGGGGGCATTTCCTGCCCCTGCATTTGCTGCATCTGTGGACCCATCTGAGCCATTACCTGCTCTCTCGATTTCAATGCAATGTGATCCATTACATGCTTTTGCAGCGCCATAACTGTTTGAGGCAACTGGCCTACCATACCCGATGAACCAAATACAAGATGCGCCATAATATGTGCGTCGTGGTTTTGCCCTTCAAAGGCCTCCAACGGGATATTTTCCAATGAATCGGCGTTTTCTGCTGCGGGATCTTTTGGTACCGCATCCCCTTGTTCCATAGGCTTCAGAATGGTGTCAACGTCCCGTACACCAAGGGCTTTATACATGCGCCTATACGCTTCATACATGTTATGAAGATCAGGAGCCGATTGCGCCAGTTGCAGTTCCGTTTGTGCCAATGTAACGCGTTGCGCCATTGAGAAGATGTTGGGGTCAGCTACTGGAATAATATCGACCCTGTCATCGAAATCTTCCGCCTTTATGGTTCTTTCCGCACCTACGACGTTGTAAGGATATTCCTGCGGTAAAAATTCCCCGAAGACGTGAGCCAGTAAAAAGAACTCTTCTTTAAGGCCATGGTACAACCGCTTATGAATAGCGGACATTACCTTGGCTCCCTGCTCCAACATGGCAATCGTCGTACCAACCGGAGCCTGCTGATTGCCATCTCCAACCTGTAGATTGGAAACTGCCGCAAACCGTTGACCGGCTTCCACGCAAAAACCCATCAATTGAAACAAGGTTGGATCAGCACCTTTATAAGGAAGCAGCATCAATGAATCGCGAATCGCGCCCCCCGGCGCATCAACATCACGAAATTCTCCCGGCGACAGCGGCTCATCATCATTACGGATCCGCAGTCCGCGTGCCTTGAACCCTGCGGGGAGGTTGGACAGAGTCCCGGCGTCAATGAGTTGACGTAACGCCGCCGTCGCCGTTCGACTTAGCCCTCCAATCATGTGGATCAGGCCAAGACCGTAAAATCCAAAACCGGGTAAAAACTTGAAATGAACAAAATATTGAATCTTGTTCCTGTTGGGATCTTCTTCATGCCAATTGCGGCGGATACTGAGAACTTTTCCATTATTCTCGGATACCGTTACAATATAAGGAAGCTTGATCCTGGTATTCTCACCGTCGTCCCCGACATCCTCATAACCCGGAATATCCAAGTGAATATGGCATTCCAATAAAGTTACCTCGGTATCGAGATAAGAGGGTTCCACCCCGGAAATATCGTCCATCTCCTCTTTGATTTGAGAAGGATCCGTCTGCGACGGTGTGACTTCAACGTCCCTATAAAAGCCTGCAACCTGTTTCTTGCGTAAATCGTTTTCACTTATCTGAATAACGTGCGTAACGTTTTCAGCCGTCTCCAGATCCGTCGCCGTGTATGGGATAACCAATTGTTCAGCAGGTACGAACTTGCTGACAGCCCTACCCAAAAACTCATCGTAATAGACCTTCTTAAAAGTAGAGCCCGACAGCGGAAGATAAAACAGCATCTGGTCGAATTCAGGCGTGTATTCCTTCATTACACACGTAATCTGATAGTTCATGTAATGACGAACGCGCTCTGCCTGCTGCTCAACATCAGGCGTTATTTTCCCAATGATTTCTGTGCGGACAGGACCTCCAGAAGGAAAAAGTTCCCCGAAAGCCTGCGCCTGAAATTGTGTCACAGCTTCTGCCAATAAAGGATGCGTTACACCCGTCGCACCACGGAAAGGCTGCGTGCGCTCCTGATACTTGAAACCAAGAAGCTCAAGACCGTTCACGTAAGTGTCTTCCCAGTCCTTGCGCCCGTTCTTGTTGGATTCATATTCCTCAAGAACCGTGGACGCAACATTGCCTAAATCAGCATCAGAAATCTCTTCCGCTAAATTATCGTAAAATTCCCCTGAACCTTGGGCCGTGGGCCGTGGATCGAAATCCACTACAACCCCACCATCCTCCTCCATCTCAATAACCAAACCAGGAGATTCAATTATAGCGTCTCCCCCTACAGAGACCACGGCCCCAGGACCTTCCTCCACGTCCAATTCGACAGGAGGAATTTCATTGCGTCTCTCTACAAGAGACGCAGTTCCAAAATTACTTCTGGGGAGGGGTTTATCCGGCATACTTGTTTACCCGTACCTGTTATAGAGAGACCCTATTCCGCCGCCGTAGTTGCGTCGGCCCCTTAATCCTTTAGCCCGCTCGCGCATGGTTTCTCCCGCTTGTCGAGCAGTCAGATAACCGCGCGGTTCAAGTTCCCCGGCCACAGTTCCTCTGGGAACGCCGCCGTGAGCCATTCCTTGAGGCGTGGGGCTATCGACACCGAGACCGCCAAATTCCCAGGGTTCAGGGCGGCGTTCCAACCGCCGTAGAGGTTCTCTCCTCTGGTTAAATATCGCTGTTGTATCGTCAAATTGCTCGGAAGAAGGAGGAACGCCAAGATAAGGAGGAAGCCCTGTACCGGCCTGACCGCGCGCTTCCATTATAGACCCCTGTCGGCCCAAGTTACCTAGAACCTCTCTCTCGGGAGGATAATAATCTCCCGTTTCTGGGTCAAATCCCGGAGAAGCCGCTACACTGTCTTCTATCGTGGCCCCTGCACCCGCAGTCGCGCCGAAGAGGGCTTCCTCCATTGTTTGGGAGCCCCCTGCACCCACAGCCTCGTCGCCATATAACATAAGGCGAACCACATCAAACATTCGATCATCTATCTTGGCTATCTCT